GCCGCCACCTGAACGCCAAATACTCTGTGTGGTAGAAACTGCCATGATAAATTGTCCTTACATACAAGATCAGCGCATCAATCGGTATGTCGTTTGCCGGGTCAATTTGATGCACCGGGAACCCCGGAACGATTGCAATATACAACAAAAGAAAAGGGGGCACAAGCCCCCTTCTCTACATATTTCCTAAGAAATATTAAGCGCCTTGTGAGCCGTACATGCCGAGTGGATCGCTCCAACCGAATGAATAACGCTCGCGAGACTTGTAACGAACGTTACCTGTATCGAAGTCGCCGTCCATAGACTGCTGCAAAGGTGTACGCACGAAGTGCTTCATGCCGTTAGGAACGTCTGTGGTCAGGAACCAAGCGTTAGTATCGGTCAAGAAGTGGTTAACGGTATAGCCTTCAGAGACTGAACCGTTGTTCTTCAATGCGTTGATATCGTTGTCGTTTGTGCCAACGCGCAATTCTGTTTCCAGCAAGCGTGTAGCAACGAACTGCAATGATGGGGGAACAACCAATTTCTTGGGTTTAGAAGCGATCAGCAAGCCACGCTCATCTGTCCACAAGCTAATCTGAATAACGGCGGCTTCCAAAGAAGTCTCGTTCAAGTCAGCAGGGGTAGAAGGAATGTTGCTGTTAGTACCGCCAGAAACCAAAGGATGGCTAGCTGAGAACAAAGCGACACCGTCACCACCAACGTAGTTAGAGCTGAAGCCGTTGTTCAACACAGCGGCGGCTTTAACTTGCTTGGTGTAAGCCATAGCGCGGGCCAAAGCTTTTGTGTAACGTGCAGACAAAGAGTCATACAAGTTATCTTCAATAGCTTCTTCAGTCAAGCTGAAGCCCAAAGCAATGGTTTCGTGGTTGTATCGAGCAGTCCATGCTTCCTGTGCATTGTCATAAGCGATGGCAGAGCCCTCGTTCTTAACAGGTGCAGCAGAAAAACCAGACAGTTTTGTCTCTTCTTCGAAGCTACGCTCAGATGTCTCTGTTTCGTAGATCTCTTTGTGCTCTTCGCCGTATTTAGCATATTCCAAACCGAACAAAGCGTTCAGGCCTGGGAGCAACTCTTTAAGTAGTTGTGCGCGTGAAATAGCCATGGTAAGTTACTCCTTAGATACCAGTAGTATCAGTGTACTGGTGCAAGTTAAACTTGACCAAGAACTCATAATAAGTTGTGCTGGAGTTGCCACGGACACCAGTAGCGGTATCAGGAACAACATCAATCACACGAATAGGCAATGTAGCTGTAGTACCAGCAGAAGCACCGTCAATACCGTAGTAGGAATCGCCAGTGTTTGTAGAGCCAGTATTAATAGACAAAGCTACGTTAGAACCAACCAACGCACGTGAGAACGCTGTAGGTGTAGTAGTTTGACCGCTAGTTGCCACAACTTTAAAGAGGGCGTTAGGATCATCCACAACATAGCCAAAAGCCAAAGCTGTAGATGTAGAAGTAGCTGCTGGGTAGTACTGACCCTGAACGGTTTGACCGCTAGAGTTCACGTACTGGCAACCAACCAACACACCAACGCTGTCGCCAGAGTTAGATGTGGTGTTTGCTACCAAGTAGCCATTGGTGTCAACCTTAACGGTGTCACCATTCAGAATAGCAGTAGCGTAAGCCGCTGCAATGGGGATTTGACGGATCGCTCCGGCGTAAGGCAAACCATCAAGACGATTGATTGGTTTTAGGCCGTACGTCTGGGTAACGCTTGGATAAGCAGCCATTTTTTAAGCTCCAAAAGATTTAAGTACCTTTACCAAAGCTGCTCGAAGATTTACGCTCTTGGAAGAGCGGCATCCGCGCATCGCTTTGACGCATGAAACTATTGTCTACAGCATCCGTCTGAGATTGTGTTTGAGCTGCGAAGTGTTTGTTTCGCTGGTCAACAAACTCTGATGGAGTTTTGCAAAGCAATAATCCGCCAATCTCAATGTTGTCTTTAAAACGACTATGAGGATCAGCTAACAGTTGGAATTTGGGTTGCTCCTCTAGTGCAACGGGTTCCCAACCTTCACGGAGTTTGGCCGAAAGGTTGCGGGGATCTGCCGCATTCAATGTCGAGACGCGAATCCAACGGTAGTTGTAACCTGGCTGTTTGTCTGGCTCAGGCAACATTTCAGGAAGCGCCCACTGCTTAGGACGCTCTTGTACCGCACGTGTTTGTAATTCTCTTGTCAATTTACTTTCAGCCATTTTGGGCCTCCACTTTTAGGAACTCACGAACATATTGTTCAGGTGTAATTCCTAGTTTTTTAATTGTATTCAACTGGCTCTGCTTTAGTTTCACCTTGTTTGGAGAGGTGCTACGAGCTACCGGGGCTACGACTGTGCTAGGTTTTGGCTTAGCAGGCTCAGTTTTGGCCGTTGATTCATTAGATGTCCTTTGGAAAACCTCAGGAAATCGTTGACGGATTGTTTTGTCCAATTCCGCATAGTATTCATCCGAGCCAACTGGAACGCCAGAATCCTTCAGGTCTTCGTGAACACCTAAAGCATAAGCCGTCATCCCCTTGTTTTGGCCAAACCAGCGATTGCGGTTCTGCCAATCTTCAGCCTTGTTGTCGGGCTTAGGAACACGTTGTTGCTGCTCTTGACGGGGTTGTACTTCAATTTCCTCCTCTTGTAAAGGGGGTAACTTAAAGTTTTTAATTTGCATTAATTTGTAATTGACATTCTGCAAGGCCTGTTGAGCCTCAATCATCTTGTCAGTATCACCAGAATCATATGCCTCGCGGTATGCGCGCTTGGCCATTTCCAACTCCATGTTGGCGGCATTCTGGACTGTGGCAATGTACTCTTTCTCACCATTGGTAAGAATAGTCTTGATGCGTTTGTTCTCTTGCAACAGGCGCTGAGCTACGCTTAAAGCCTCTTGTTGTTCACGTAATGCAGCTTCTTTTTCGCGGCGCTCATCGTGCCAAACCTTACGCATCTGTTTGAGCTTAGTCTTGACCTCATCGTCATACTTATCAAGCTCGTCTTTTTCCAGCTCTTCCACCAAAGGCTTTGGCATGGGTTCGCGACCACGGTCTTGGGCGGGTGTATCGTCCTCTACCTCAATCTCAAACTCAGATTCTTTTGCCTCTGGCTTGTCTTTTTCTACAGACTCGTCTGGAAATTTAAATTCGTCTTTTTCAAATTCAGGCATTTTGTACTCCTTTATTTGCGTTTAATACCACGAGGATCATCAACAGTACCCTCTACAGAGTCATCGTTGATGATGCGGAACTCACGGCCATGAATTACCAAACGGGTTCCGGCATGGGGGCGTACAAGGACAAAATCACCTTGCTTGCACCATGGACCTGTTGGAAACTTGTCCGGATCTTTGTAGCAGTCTGGACCCATATCGACAACGAACAAAACGGTTGTGAGTGTCTCTTCATTGCGCATGGTTTCTGCTGGTTTAAGAAGGCTAGTGCCTTCAATCATTTCCTCCACCTCTGGAATAGCGCACAAAATGCGATAGCCAGATGGCTTTGGTAGTTGTTTGCCTTTTTCTTCATTTGTTGCGGTGAAGTTGTAGGCTCCGACAACTTGCGGGTTGTTGGCGTCTGTAGCCAACAGGATGGAACTAGTCATCCATTTTCTCCATGGTTTGTTGCAGGTCTAGTGCATATCCTCGCACGGTGAGCAGACCCTTGATCTCACCGCAGAGTTTCTTGTACTCCTCAAAAGACTCGGCTCGGCCTTCGGCCAAGTAGTCTCTGAGTTGAGCAACCTTCTCGTCAGATTGCTTTACCAGTACATCAATTACGTCCATTATTCTTCCTTAGATTCTTGGTTTACTTTGCTGTGGTGTTTTTCTGATAAGTGACTCAGAACTTCCACGCCTTTGTCAATCAAGTGCGCTTGCTTTGTATTGCGCATTTGTGCCACGGACTTCATAGCATCAATCTTCTGGCGTTGTGCCTCCAGACCCAATTGCTCTTGTTTGAGCTGTGCATCTGTTGCATCTTTAGCCACCTTACGTTGCTGTTCGGCCATCTTAATTTGCAACTCTTGTTGTTGCAATTGAACCAATGGGTCTTGAGCTTGCTGCTGGGCTTGTTGCTGAGCTTGCTGTTGCTGATTACTTGCAAGCAGGCGCTGTGATGCCTGTGCCAACAACGGCGCCAAACGTGCTTCCACTTCTGGATCCATGTTGATTTCTTCGCCGGCCTCGTCCTTCTGAGGTGGCAAACTCATACCCAACTGCAACTCAATCTGCTTACGATACTCAAAGCCTAAGTGCTCATTAATGTGAGCCATCATTGCCTGCTGTAACTGCTGAGCCATTGGGTTGTTCTGCAACAAAGACATGATCTTAGGATCTTGCATGGCCGACATATGGACCATGATGTGAGCCTGGTGATCCTGATACATGAACGCCTTGACCGGCTTCATCATCAACACGTTTTGATTTTCAGACACTGGGTCTGTAGGCTTGAGATCGTCATCCATAGGCACCAACTTAGCCGCATCTTTGATGCCCAACACATCCAGCATCTGACGGTGCAACAGTGGCATGTTGTAAAGCTGAGGTGACTGCTGAGCCAGCTGCATAACAGCCTGATACTGCACAATCTTTTGCGCCATAGTAGACGCATTAGGATCGCTAACGGGAATAACATCCACATCATCGTAGTCGCTACGCTTGGCTTTGCGTGAACCTTCAGTGGGCTCATAGCTATACTCTTCAGGTGTATACGCCGCAATAATTTCTTTCAAGAGTTTTAATTCTTGTTTCATTGCAAAGTGCACGCGCGCCTGAACAGCACTCATCACCTTCAACGTACGCTCAAGGATAGCCAGCGTAGTTCCCACTGGGGCGTTAGCAGACATATCGCTAATCTGCAAATCAGCCGTATTAGCAAAACGGCGACCCTCGTCAACAATCTGACCCAGCAAAGCCATCAATGTTTGGCTAGGTTCCTTGTATGGCAAAGGCAATAAGTTATCGCGAATCGTGCCACTTGGTACGTCCACATCGCGCCATTCGCCTGGAGCAATAGGTGTATCGTCTCCCTTTACACGAAGACCGCGAGCTTTAAAACCGCCGGGTAAATTACTTAAAGTACCAGCATCGACAAGCTGACGAATAAGAGAAGTGCCTGACTTAGCAAAAGCCCCGATAAGGTGTATGAGGCCAAAACAGTAGAAACCAAATCCAGGAACGTATCCATAGTGGACGTAGTGCTGTCGTTTTTGATATGTCTCATCGCCTTCCTTCCAGTTACGGCGCACAGCCAAAACTTTGCTAGAACCCTTCTCTACCGTAACAATATAAGGCAACTTAATACCGGTGGGCTCGCCATCTATCTTATGCTCATAGCCAGGCAGATCAAGATCCACGCTCATCTCAAGAAGCTTATAGCGGTTATCTGTCGTGGCTCTAAAGCCCATCTTCTCCGCAATTTTCTTCTCTACTTCATCCAACACATTCTCTGGGTCACCCAGATCAATGTCACGATAGAAGCCAGCCACTTGCAAACGGCGCAGCTCATTCTCTGTCTTACGCATTACATGGGTAACACGCTCAGAAGTCTCTAAGTCACTAGCGCCATAAGGAACAACCAAGTCCTCCGCCGGCACAAACAGCGACACCTGACGCTCCATGTGCGGATCGTAATAGACTTTCTTAAAAGCATTACCAGACAAACCCAAGCCCCACAGCATACGCTCATGCTCAGGACGGAACTCAGTCATCACATCGGTCAACTGATAGTTCATGTCATCGGCCACACGAATGGCAGCCGCTTTCTTATCGGGCGTTTCTTTACCAATGATCTGAGTCTTCACCGGACCAGCCGCAGGGAACGTACTCATCATTGTTTCAGCTTGGAACTTAACCAAAGCTTCCGACAACAGTGGGTGATAAACGCCACATGCACCTTCCCAAGGTTCAGTGCGCTCTTCAATCTTCATGCCTAGCAACTCAAGACCGTCTACATAGGTCTGCATCCAGTCTTTGCGGCTACCAATGTCATCATCAAAGTCGCCAGACAACTCGCTAGCTAATTCTTGTAGTACAGCTTCGTCCAGATACTCAGCTAAGTTGGCATCAAACTCATCACCGCCCTCTACCTCTTCTGGGCCAATATTAATTTCCAACTCGGTGAGTTCAATCTCAGGCTCCATCTCGATCTCAATCTCTGGGCCTTCTGTTAGGGCTTCTAATCCCAGTGGTGCCTGGTACAGTGCTTTATCAATAGCCATATGTGTCCTTAAATAAGTTTCCAGCTACCGCTAGTGTAACTGTCGGGCATCTTTATAGAGCCACCTTTTTGTTTATCAATAGTAGGAGCCATTTTTCTACGGGCTTCTAATTCGCCTACTTCATTAGGCATCAGCTCAGTAGGCGTAAGACCTATTGGTAAAAATGACTCAGCTACATCGCCAACAGCCTTTCGGTATTCGCCGGCATTTGCAGCACCAGCTCCACCCAACAAAGCACTAGCTACTCCAAGCTTTCCGCCAAGTCGTGATGGCTTAGGGTGAACTTCTGTAATTGCATTTCCAAAGTGAACATTTCTACCAGAAGATCCAATAGGACTTTCACTGCCAAACAGTTCTACTGGGTTCAATCCAACTTCTGGTTTTATTTTGTATGGCGCTTTTGCCAAGACTGTCCCTGCTTTTTTAGGACCGTAGTCTTCCGTTAACTGCAAAGCCAGTTCACCAGTTGGTTTTCCATCAAGCATAAGTGGAACTAACTTGGTTCCAATCTCTGCATTCTGGTACAGGCCTGCAATTTGATTAACGCTCTTTGGGTCCAAGTAGATGGTTTTACCAGAACGCTGCTGAATGCCTGTAGATTTGTCCGTGTGATTTGCGCCGCTACGATTGCGAGTGCTGGTGGTATCCGCATGGTGGGCATAGGTAGACCCGCGAGCCGTTTTAAAAACAGATTCAATGTCATCTATGCCGGTAGGCAATTTAAAAAGCGGATCGTATTCCATTTCAATCCTCAATAATATGCAACTTTACGGCGGTAAACCTGGTCTTCTTCTTCATCAGTGTTTAACCT